AAAAAAGTCTATCGTCTCCGTGTATGGTGTAGTAGTACCATCAACCGTTTGCAATTCAATCTTTTCACCGCTGTTCTTGTTAATATACGTAACTTCAGTCTTATCAATAATACCTTTGTCGTATACGCCTCTGTAATACTTAATTCTTGTTTCAAACGTTAGTGTGTACACTATAGTTCTTCTACTTAAGAAGTCACCTTCATATTCATCATTTAATCCAATACCTGTTAATACTATAGGGATATCTGATTTAATATCTATATCAGGAATATCGGTAATTGATATAGTATAGTCTGGTTGAAATATAGGTAGAATCTGTTCTAGAATTTGTAGTGCGTCATCTTGTGCCTTACACATAATATTTAATTCAAAGCCTACTTTATATACGGCGGGTGCACCCAATGACTTTCTGTTTGTAGCATCATCCGGATCCACTTTAATATACTTCTTAGTTTTATTAACTCTAGAAGCACCATCATAACTCATGTCAGTTATTTCAAATGACATACGTGGCAATTTAAGAGCTATCTTAGTATCTGATAAATCTTTAGCACGGGCTAAAAACTTCTGACGTGGGCCATAAGCTAAAGGTACTTTAATTCTTGCAAGTTCTTTACCTGCAGCATCTACTTTCAATACTTCTAAATTATTGAATAGGCTTCCGAATACGGATACCATTCTTCTTGTTGATTCATTATACCAGTGACTTCCAAACATTATGGTTCTCCGAATGGGTTAGTTTCGCTAAAGTCGATTATATTATCAGCCTCAGCTTCAAAGAAGTCGTTAGCTGCATATGGATCTCTATTATAATTGGTGCTATTAATAAGTGTAGTACTCATTACAGCATAGCTAACTCCTGACTCAGTACCAGTAACCATATTAGATGGATCAACATAGAACTTTCTAAATTGACCATCAGTAGTAACATGAGCCACAACTGTTAACGTACCTTCAGTAGCACCTAGATCATCCCATGCAGCAACTTCACCTTCGATATTAATCGCATTACCATCGACGTCGTTCTCACCACTCCATTGAATTACATTTTCACCAACAGTAAAGTCTCCTGAACCGCTGTTAAGAGAATACGTAAATGATGTAGCATTAAGTGTTTCAATTCTATCGACAGCATCAATGCCAGTATCCATTGCTTCATCACCGTATTCGAATAATTCAGCCTGTAATTTATAGATAGGCAGGTTGTTTAGTTGATAGAATGGTTGTTCATGTTCAACAAACTTAATTTCAAATAGACTATTACTCAAAGGTAGGAATAACAAGTCTCCTTCCATAGGTCTAATACTATTAGTCCATTTACTTACTTGTTTATCCCAACGACGTTTAGCCACAATGAATGTAGCTTGGTCTCTGATTTCTAAACCGAACTTAGCTAGTAAGTCTCCATCACCTTCAAATCCTTCTTGGTTCTCAATATACATTTCAACAATATATGAGTCTTCGAACTTTGAATACGATTCATTTAGTATCTCATCTCTGGATATTTCAGCACGAGGAATATAGACAATATCTTGTCCATATATTTGCAAAGACTCAATAATTAAGTCTTCATATAAATCCTGTTCCGATTTAACTTGATTGGAAAAATATACATTTTTCATGTCTTATCCCATTAAGAAGTCAACTGGTAATTCCCAGGCTAACTGCATCTCTTCTTCTAATTTAATTATGTCTTCGTTTGCTTGATTAAATATTTCTAAGCCATTCATTGTAACTCCGCCTGGTAACATCATACCTTCGAACTTACTCATGTTCTGACCCCACTGTCTTTTAGTCAGTGCAGTAACGTATCTCTTTAAGAACATATCATTATACACCTCTGTATATGTAGCTGGATCAACAATTTGCCATGCCTCAATAACAATAATATCATCAACAGCCGCGGTTGATAACCCATCATCAATATATAGTCTATTCATATGACGACTATATCTTAATAACTCTTTTGAGTTTAGTCTATGGTCAATAAGAGCTAAATGGCTTTTACGCGCATCATATAATTGTAAGTTACCAGTAGAACCCCATGTCATTAAATCTTGGAGGCGCATATGATACTCAACGTTAAATTCAACGTTTAGTGTTCGACTGCCACCTTCTAATATATTTATGACTGATGTAACATTATTAGGAATTGCAAGGTATCCGTTATCGATATCATCCTGAGTTAGTGTATGTTTATTGTATACACGAACGATTGCATCTGAATGATATGTTTGATAATACTGTAAAGCATCATCGACCCTATCATCTAACTGATCATCATCTACATTGATTTCAATTACAGGAGCTCCTAACGCCCTAAGCGCATGTTCCTTTAATTCGTCTCTAGTTGTTACTTTTGCCATAATTGTTCCTCTGTATAGACTTATTTATAAACTTTTCTGTTTATAAATTTTAAAATTGCCATGTTTATCCCAACCTGCCCAACCCCAATCAGTCTCGCGATCTGCATCATATAATTCTAAACTTACTCTAAAATATCGGTTTAATAGCCAATCCGGGGTTTCTCCGCGCCATACACCATCAATAACTTGTTCTTTAAAATCTTTCCATTCGCCTACTGGATCCCAGGTTTGACCAACTTGGAGTACTTGGTGTGTTGCATCTAAAATAGTTGACACAAATTTAGTAATACTATTAGATCCCTTTAATCCTATTGTAGCGCCTGTTAAAAATTCATTTCCTAATATGCCTTTAACAACATTAAATTTATATGGATCCGAGTCTCCGATACCAATATATGCTATATAATAATATATCATATTAGCACACTCGGCATCTTCAATATTTGATACTAACTCGGCTTCTATAGGTAATAATCCAACTAGATTATTAGGTAACTCAAACCCGTTTCCTTTAAATTTAAAATCGTTATAAAAATCTGTTTTATAAGGATCCTTATGATAATATAATACACTATCCGCTGCGTGGCCTGCTACTTGCTTTAGACGCTTGTGTTTTATAGCATCCTGAACAGCTATATCAATATCTAGAATAGTTTGAGGAGAAAACACAATACCTAATTCAGAATTCAATTCTGGATAGATATCTTTTGCAAAAGTAACACAATAATTCATTGTAATCATAGTCATTACTCTAGCCATAAACTCATCTTCTAGAAAATGAGCATACGCGTGTCTCAGCCTTGTACTATTCTTCGAACCTTCCGGTGTACCTAGATCAAATGCGTAAGCACTTAACTTATTTAAATTTTCTAATATCCAGGTTTTCTCTTGAGCTTCAAATTTTTTGTAGTTATCTTTTAATGATTTTGCTAATGAAATTGTTTCATTAATAGTTAATAAATTATCATTGCCGTGTCCCCACCCTTTCCCAGTAAGATTTTTAATGCGCTTGTGTCCACCAAATTCATGAACAAAAGTATTTAAAGCATTGTAACCCGGCCTTTTTCCTTTAATATTGACTATCAAACTAAAATATAATTGATCTGTTTTCTTGTTCCAGGAACCAAGTGTCGTGGAATAACCCAGTAATGGCCAATCAGAATTTGTATAACCTGCTAATTGTTTGTATCCGCCCGATTTTGATATATTCTCTTGAGTAAATTCATATGGAGTTTTTTTATCGTCTTCAGATACTCCTTCCTGATTTAAAGGTATACCCTCATGTAAATATCTCCTTACTGCTTTAGATGACCCATCACTGTTAAGCTTAGTTACATTAAAACCCTTATTTCGATATCCCGGTGAAAGCGTTAACTCATGAAATGCATTAAATTGGGTTTCAAAATTAGACCCCTTCAGGTCTGAAACTTTGTGTTCTTGCCATCCACTACCTTTGTCATGTGCTATTTCAATTGGATTTCCTAATAATATACTATCTATAATATTCTGCGCTTGTGGTCCAAAATACGAAAATATATAATCTCCAGTTGGATTCTTTGTAGATTTTCGCCCTTGATCCCGGATCCAATCTTCTCTATAACCAAACCCAGGCCATGGATGAACCAGGCCTTTATTACGATATATAGCTGGATGCATATATCTAAAAACAATAGGAAATTTCGGATTAAGCGGATCTTTTATTCTACATGTAGCACCAAGAACAACATCCTCCATAGAAGAAACCCTAGCATTAAACATTGGCCAAGGCTCCAACTGTTTACTCGGAACCTCCTTACCTGACAAACTCATTACAAACTGTTCTACCTTATATTCTGGTGCAGTAAATAATAATTTAATACTATTTAATAATTCTTCTGGATTATTATGTAATCCAGCCGCCATACGAACTTCTTTAAGTATCTCTTCTTTAACATCTACATTAAGTGTAACAGGCCCTGCTACCGTATCTTCGCTATCATAAAAATATATATAATCATGAGTTGAATCCCAGCTAGTCTTGGCATTGCGATATTCCCGTCTAAATACACGAATATCACTTTTATCAAATAAACCACCTTCACCAAAAATATTATTAATTTCTTCCATAGCAAACGATTTGTTTTGTGAGTCTTCACTTAATACTCTAGTCATATCTAGAAAATCCCATTGTATTTTCTTAGGCCTGCCTAAAGCCCCGTCAAATGGAATAACCTCGGTAACTTTAGTAACTTCTTGGTATATAAACTGTCCCCATAATTTTTTATCAAAGTTAACAATTTTGTCTAGAGCATTATATACTGTAATTTTATCTTCGAAAATCTTTATAATTTCATCGATAAATTTATTTTTTATTACTAAATTTACAGGAGGACATTTATTATCATCAAATGGCGCACCGTAA